ACAAAGGCGGCAGCGCGCGCATCCGCACATTATGAGCTGCCGGCGCGCGTACTAGGCCGGGCGTTTGTGGACATCAACCGGCGCATTCAGCCGAACATGACGTATGTCTTTGAAGGCGGCCGCGGCGGCCTGAAATCGTCGTATATATCCCTGAAAATCGTCGAGCTGCTGAAAAACAACCCGACGATGCACGCCTGTATCATACGCAAGATGGGCAACACCCTGAAAGACAGCGTGTATGCCCAGATGAAATGGGCGATCAATGAGCTGGGGCTGTATGATGAATTCAACTGCAAGCTGTCGCCGCTGGAAATCGTGCTGAAAGAAACCGGCCAGACGATTTATTTTCGCGGCTGTGACGACCCGTTGAAGCTGAAATCCATCAAGCCGCCGTTCGGCTACATCGGCATCCTGTGGAAGGAAGAAAAAGACCAGCTTTGCGGGCCGGAAGAAGAACGTTCTATCAACCAATCAGTGCTGCGCGGCGGCGCGGACTCCTATGACTTTTCGTCGTATAACCCGCCGAAATCCAAATCCAGCTGGGTCAACAAGGAACGGCTTGTCCCGAATCTGGGGCGCGTTTTTCATCATTCCAGTTACACGGAAGCGCCACCGGAATGGCTGGGCGCAAAGTTTATCGCCGACGCGGAGCACCTGAAAGAGGTCAATCCGGCAGCATATGAACATGAATACGAGGGCGTAGCCAATGGCGACGGCGGCAGTGTATTTGACTATCTTGAGCTGCGGGAGATCACAGACGAAGAAATTTCGCATTTCGACCGCATCTTCCAGGGCGAGGACTGGGGCTGGTATCCCGATCCGTACTGCTTCATCCGCTGCTACTACGACAGTGACCGGGAAGCGGTGTACATCTTCGCCGAGCACTACGTCAACAAGGAATCGAACGAACAGACGGCGCGCTGGATCATCGAGCACAGCTATGACGATTACACCATCACGGCCGATTCTGCCGAGCCGAAGAGCGTCAACGACCACCGCGAAATGGGCCTGCCCGTCACCGGCGCTGTCAAAGGCCCGGGGTCGATCGAACACGGCATGAAGTGGCTGCAGCGCCGGCGCATCATCATCGATCCGGTGCGCTGCCCGAATGCGGCAAAAGAATTCGCAGAATACGAATACGAACGGGACCGGGACGGAAATGTCGTCACCGGATACCCGGACGTGAATAACCATAGCATCGACGCCACGCGGTACGCACTGGAACCGCTGACGATGCGCAGGGGGGCAAGTGCATGAAAATCAATATCCCGCTGGACAGCGTGAAAAAACAGATCCGCGAAGAATTCCGCATCGCGCCGCTGGTAACGCCGGAAATGCGCGAAGCGGAAGACCTGTGGATGCAGATCTGGATGGGCACCCCGCCGTGGGTAAACGATCAGGACCGCACCATCAATTTTGCAAAGGCCGTGACCGGCGAAGCTGCGCGCCTTGCGACGATGGGCGTCAGCGTCGAACTGTCCGGATCGACCCGCGCTGACTGGCTGCAGGAGCGGCTGAACGAGGAACTGATCCCGTTCCTGCGCGACATGGTGGACGTGGGCTGCGCTGCTGGCATGTTCTTGCTGAAACCGACGCCGGACAGCATCGGTCTGTACACGCCGCCGGAATTTACGATCACGGCTGTGGATAACCGCAAGCGTGTGACCGGCGTGGTGCTGTACGACACGAAGGCAACGCCGGATTATTACTATGTCAAGGCCGAATATCACCGCTACGACGGGATGCATTATGTGGTTTCCAACCGCGCGTTCCGGCTGGCGAAGGGCAAAGCATCGGCATCCCGTGTGAATCTGGATGAAGTGCCGGATTGGGTGGGTATCCTGCCGGACGCCGTGCTAGATGATACCGCGCCACTGTTTGCCGTGTGCACTATGCCAGACGCCAACAACATCGACGGCGGCGCGTGCGGCATGTCCATTTACGCCAACGCCCTGCCGGAACTGCGTGGGCTGGACGTCGCATGGTCGGCTATGGTGGACGAAATTCAGGATTCCCGGTCGATTGCCCTTGTGGATGACCGTCTGCTGCGCGAGCCCGGCCGGAAAAATGTTTCCGTGCGGCTGCCGCGCTATGTGCAAAACGTTGCCGGCTCGGCGGCCGAAAGCTTCTATCAGGAAATCGACCGCAAGCTGAAAACCGGCGAACGCCAGACCGGCATCAACATGCTGCTGCAAAGCCTGTCGACGAAATGCGGCTTTTCAGAAGGCTATTTCAGCTATAACGAAAAGCAGGGGCTTGCCACCGCAACACAGGTGGAAGCCGATGACCGCCGCACCATCCAGCGCATTAAGGACATCCGTGACCGCATCCAGAATGCTGTGGATGACCTGATTCAGGCGCTGAACGACTATGCTGATATCTACGATCTGGCGCCGTATGGCACCTATACCGTGGCGTATAACTTCGGTGACATCACGTATAGCTACGAGGAAGATCGCCAGAATACGAAAAGCCTTTGCCAGCTCGGCGTTTTGCCGTGGTGGATGTATCTGGTGCGCTTTGAAGGTTTCAGCGAAGACGACGCGAAAGCGGCCTATGCCGAAGCCAACACAGCGAAACCGGGGCTGTTCCCTGATACCGAATGATCACCCCGGAACAGTTCCAGGAGATCGGCGAAACCCTGCTGCCGCTGCTGGACGACCTGACAGAATGGATCGCCCGCGACATGATCGAGCGCTTCATGATCCGCTTCGGCCGCGGCGAAGAAAAGCTGCTGACCGGCACGGATGAATGGCAGGCGTGGGTGCTGAAACAGGCCAGCGGGAATCTGGACGAAATCCAGAAGGCGTTGGCCAAAAGCACCGGCAAATCGCAGCAGGAAATCGCAAAGATCTTCAAGGACAGCGGCATTCAGGCAGCAAAAGCGGATGCAGAAGCCGCCGCCGTGACGTTTTCCGACCTCTCGTCCGGCATGATGGCGATCATCACGGATGCCTATGAGCGCACGGTAGGCGAAATTTCAAACATCACGCGCACAACGGCCGGCGCGACCAATCAGGCGTTTATCGGCATCTGCGACGATGCATACTGGAAAGTACGCACCGGCGCGCAGTCCTACACCGCCGCCATGCTAGAAGGCGTGAAGGCGCTGGGGCAGGTGCAGCCGATCGTGCGTTATCCGTCCGGTCACAAGGACACGCTGGAAGTGGCGGTGCTGCGCTGCATCCGCACGGGCGTAGCGCAGTCATCCGGTAACATGACGATCCAGCAGTGCAAAGACATGGGCTGGAATCATGTGCTGGTGTCGCAGCATCTGGGCGCGCGTGTATCCGATACTGACCCGATCGCCGATCATGCCGGCTGGCAGGGCAAGGTGTACTGCATCGCTGGCAAGGACACGCAGTTCGATAACCTGCTGGATGCGACCGGCTACCCGGAAAATCCGCTGGGCCTGTGCGGCTATAACTGCCGCCATTCCTTCACACCGTTCCTGCCTGGCGTTAGCCGGAACAATAACAAGCCGATCGATACCGAAGCCAACCGACGCGCGTATGAGCTGTCGCAGACGCAGCGCGCGATGGAACGCCGTATCCGTGCACAGAAGCGCAAGTGTGCGGCGCTGCATACGGCCGTGAAAAGCTGCGAAGATACGGCAGGCAAGGCAAAATTGCAGGAGAAATATGCGCAGTCCGCCAAGCGCCTGCAGGATCAGAACGCGGCCTACACGAAGTTCTGCGCCGACAACGACCTGAAACCATACCACGAGCGGCTTGCCGTTGCCGGTTGGGATCACTCGGCGGCATCAACTGCGTCCGCTGCTGCACGCCAAAGTTGGACATCGGCGGAAGCAGTTGATGCCCGACAAGTTCAGACGCAGCAAGCGCCGCCTGTGCAAGCGCCGCCTGTGCAAGCACCGCCTGTGCAAGCACCGCCTGTGCAAGCGCCGCCTGTGCAAGCACCGCCTGTGCAAGCGCCGCCTGTGCAAGCACCGCCTGTGCAAGCACCGCCTGTGATTGCAAAGCTGGATGTACAGCGTTATTCCTGCGTCGCGGAGCATATTCGTTCCAGCGATGTTATATTGACCGAGAAGCAAAAAGAACATATCATAGAACGGCGCGGGAAAGAGTTTTACGATAAATACAGCCCTTATTTCAAAGAAATAATCGAAAATCCAGACTACATTTTCAAAGACAAAAAGTTTGAAAATACCGCCATTGCGAGTAAAACCATATCGCTTAATTCAAAAAATATCAGCGTTGTGGTACGCATTGCCGTAGAAGGAGACGAGCCGTGGCGGAAAAGTTCCGTTATTACTGTCATGTGCGAAAATGAAAAACGCTATAGGCAGCGCGTCCGGAACAATATTATTCTTTACAAAAGGGAATAATCTGGCTATAATACAATTATCATAAAGACAGGCGCTTGAGGTGGTAAATTTCGTAGCGACCACACGCCTTAATGGTAAAAAAGAGACGCAGGAGGATGCTACGCCTGCCAAGCGCCTGTCTTTGTGTAAACGCTAAAGCAGAAAATTATTTTATATAATAATCATGAAAACCATCTTACCAATCGGCAAGGTGGTTTTCTTATACCCAAAATCAAATCAGGATACGCAGGGGCGGACGGAAAACCGGCTGCCCCTTTGCCATATCACGACCCCGCCGGTGGTTCATCCGGCTCAATCCGTACAGTCGACGGGCTGTTAAAAATCACGTTCAGGAGGATTACGCATGAAGAACATCGAGACCATTCTTTCCGACTTCGGCATTACGATCCCGGAAGGAAAAGCGGCGGATTTGCGCAAGGCCGTCGCCGAGAACTACAAGACCGTGGCGGAATTCACCAAGCTGCAGGAACGCCACGATGCGCTGGACACATCGCTGAAAGACGTGCAGGGCAAGCTTGCCGCCTTTGACGGCGTGGATGTCGCAGCGCTGAAAAGTCAGATCACGACCCTGACCAATGACCTGCAGACCGAGCGGGACAACCGCAAGAAGGACGCCGCTGCCGTGAAGCTGCGCAGTACGGTGGACATGTTCCTGTCGGGAAAGCACTTCGTCAACGACATCACGCGCGAAAGCATCACGGACAAGCTGGTGACAGCACTGGGGT